CGGCGCAGCCACCGCAGGCGCTTTCGGCGCAGCCACCGCAGGCGCTTTCGGCGCAGCCACCGCAGGCGCTAGCGGCGCAGCCACCGCAGGCGCTAGCGGCGCAGCCACCGCAGGTGATCGCGGCGCAGCCACCGCAGGCGATAGCGGCGCAGCCACCGCAAAAGGATCTGTTTCTGTTGGCAAAAATGGATGCGGCCTTGTTCGAGGTAACGATGTGAAGATTAAAGGCGGTCTTGGAGCTGTGCTGGTGATCTGTGAGGAAAACGCGGACAATTGGGGCATCAAGGAATGGCTGGCATTTGTCGTAGACGGCGAGGACATCAAGGCAGACACCTGGTACAAACTGGTAGATGGCAAACCGGTGGAGGCCGAATGATGGGCAAGCAGCATTTATCCCGTGATGAGCGGCTGATTATGCAAGGCCGCTTGAAGGGAACGCAGGAAAACATGGACATGGTGGCAATGGTGCTGATGGACAAGTGCGGCTGGCACGTCCAAGAGGAGACGCCGGATAGCCGGGACACCCACAGCATCGCGTATTTGTATGAGTGCCTGGAAAAGCTGGCGGTGGAGATCAACGAGGGCCGCATCAAGCGGAAGCACATCAAGGACGTGCTGAAGGACGAGTGCGGCGTGGTGTTTGGAGATTGATATGATTTTTGCACAAGAGACGATGACCGGCGAGATCATCGTTGACAATTTCGCCGGTGGCGGAGGGGCGTCAACGGGTATCGAGATCGCCACGGGGCGATTGGTGGCGCTGGCCGTCAACCACGATCCGGCGGCTATCCTGATGCACAAGACCAACCACCCGTATACGGAGCATTTTCAGGCGTCCGTGTGGGACATTGACCCCGTGGCCGTGTGCCGGGGCCGTCCCGTGGGGCTGGCGTGGTTCTCGCCGGACTGCAAGCACTTTTCCAAGGCCAAAGGCGCGGCACTGGTAGACAGGAAAATTCGCGGCCTTGCGTGGATCACGCTTCGGTGGGCGGCAGAGGTGCGTCCCCGCGTCATTATCCTTGAAAACGTGGAGGAGTTCCAGACGTGGGGGCCGGTGCGGAAGGGCAAGCCGGTGAAGAAGCTGGCGGGCACCACGTTCCGGAAGTTCATCCGGCAGCTGGAAGAGCTGGGGTACACCGTGGAGTATCGGGAGCTGATCGCGGCGGACTACGGCGCGCCCACCTCCCGCAAGAGATTCTACATGATCGCCCGCTGCGACGGGAAGCCCATCGTGTGGCCGAAGCCCACCCACAGCAAGACCGGCGCGGACGGACTGCCCAGGTGGCGCAGCGCGGCGGAGATCATCGACTGGAGCCTGCCCTGCCCGTCGGTATTCGCCACAAAGGCGGAAATTATGGACAGGTACGGCCTGAAAGCGGTGCGGCCTTTGGCGAAGAACACCATGCGGCGGATCATTCGGGGTGTGGACAAGTTCACCATCCGCAGCGGCAAGCCGTTTATCGTACCCACGGGGTACGGTGAGCGCAAGGGGCAGGCACCCCGCGTGCATGACATGGACGCGCCGTTTCCTACGGTGGTCGGCACCGGAAAGGAAAATCTGTGCAAGCCGCTGCTGGCTCCTGTGACGGTGACGAACACCAGCAACAGCGTGGGCGGAACGGTCGGGGAGCCGGTGCATACCGTAACGACCGCAGGGAATCAGATGCTGGTAACGCCGTTCCTTGCGGAGTGCAACCACTCTGGCGGCGGGCATGTTGCACCTGTGACGGATGCTCACAAGACCATCACCGCCAAGCATACCGGCGGCATCGTGGCGCCCGCGCTGATCCAGTATCACACGGAACAGACGGAACATGTTCGGGCATCCGGGCTGGGGACGCCTATCCACACGGTGGACGCCTCCAACCGATACGGCCTGACCTGCGCCAATCTGGTGGAGTATTACACCTGCGGCAGACCGCTGGATGTGCAAGAGCCTATGCACACAGTTACAAGCCACGACCGGGAGGCGGTGGTCGCCGCCCATGTTGTAAAGTTCAAGGGTGACAACCTGGGGCATGGGGCAGATGAGCCGATGCAGACAGTGACCACCAGCGCCGGGGAGTTCGCCGTGTGCAAGGTGTATCTGGCGAAGATGCACGGCGGCGACGAGCTGGGATACTGGCCGCTGATCCGCGACCTGCTGAACGAGTTCTGCGGCTACACGCTGGCGGAGGACGAGGTGCTTCTGCTGGAGATCAGCGGCGCACTGTACTACATCGCGGATATCGGACTGCGGATGCTGTCGCCCCGTGAGCTGTACAACGCGATGGGTTTCCCGCAGGATTACATCATTGACCGTGACTATTTGGGCAACGAGTACAAAAAGAGCGCACAGGTGGCGCGGTGCGGCAATGCCGTCTGCCCGCCGGTGGCGTCCGCTCTGGTGCGGGCCAACCTGCCGGAGTGGTGCGGCGTGACGATAACGACAATGGCGCAGCTGATGGACTGCGTGGCGGTGTGAGAGGAGGAATGACATGACAAGAGATGAGATCGTGACCGCGCTGCGGTGCTGTGCAGAACCGGGGCGAGACTGCGAAGAAGATTGCCCAATGAACGAGATAAGCCGTGAACCGTGTCGTAAAGTATTGGCTCCGGCCGCCGCCGACCTGATCGAGAACCAGCAGCGGGAGATAGAAGCGCTGCGGTGGGCCAATGAGGGGGTTTCTGGTGACAAAATCTGCCGTGCAGCGCTGGAGGCATTCGGGGAAAGGGCGCAGATGACAATGGCCATTGAGGAAATGAGCGAACTGGCAAAAGAACTCTGCAAGCGCTGTCGTGGCCGGGACAACGTGGAAGCCATTGCAGAGGAGGTCGCCGACGTGCAGATCATGCTTCAGCAGTTGGTGATTCTGTTTGACTGCAAGGAGACTGTGGACAAGTACCGCCAGTACAAGCTGGAACGGCTGGCGGGGCGGATTGAGGAGGTGAAGGGATGAGCAATAAACAGACCATCATGCAATTAGCCAACGAGGTTATCAGATACCTAAACGCCTGTGCCGATGAGGCTTTTGTTGAAAGCGTTTTGGAGTGTATCAATGACGGCGTGGAGCTCGGCGAGGACGAGATTAGGGAGGTGGAGTGATGGCGAAGTACATTGACCAGTCTGTAGCGATTGCGCGGCTGACCCATATAGAAGTGACAAAGCCCACGGCTACCATGACGGATGCCAAGCGCGCACTGGCGGATATGTTTCCGGCCGACGTGGCACCGGTGGTGCATGGACGGTGGTTAACGCATTATCGCAGTGGTGTGACCGTTGCGACGGGCTTTGTGTCATCCTGCTGCGACATGTGGGCTGAACGCTGGTCAGACTACTGCCCACACTGCGGGGCGAAGATGGACGGAGGTGCAGACGATGCCAGCGTGTAAAGTTTGTGGTAGATGGTTTGCAAAAATCCGAGACGACGAGGAACTTTGCGATAAGTGTGGGGTAGCATTGAGCCGATTGTCTGGTTATGCCGTGCCAGTGGTGCGCTGCAAGGACTGTAACCATTACGACATGGGCGTATGTCTGAAAATTTACTCAGACGGAAACGTACATTCAGAGGCATGGCAGAGCCGCAAGCCGGAGGACTTCTGCTCCCACGGTGAGAGAAAGGAGGAATAGCGTCATAAAACAAATGAAACCAACGACAAATGACCGCATTATCGCCGCTGCGTGGGTGCTGCTGATACTGGCGGCGGCGCTGGTGGTGCTGACCGGCTTCTCTGCAAAGGAGCCGGAGCGCGAGGAGCGCACGATTCTGGTGATCGAGGGCGGCCCACACGAAGAACCATACGAAGACCAGGACGAAGCGAAGAAAAGCGCGGAGGCGGTGATTTCAGCCATCGGAACAGACCGGGAGTTTGAGACCTTCGGCTACGACGTGACGAAGGTGCTTCAGATCGTTACGGCAGAAGCGGGAAACGATGCCGACCAGTGCCGCGGCATTGTACAAGCCCTGTTTAACGCTTGCAATCGCCACAGGAACCGCTACACGCCGGAGGACGTATGCAGGGAGTATCAGTATACCACCCCAGCAAGCTGGGTGTCTGACGCGGCACTAAACGCCTTTTGTGAGGTGTTTGTATACGGAGAAACATTTACCGACATCGGCAATGCGACGGTGTTTTATAATCCCCAGATCGCCGGACACAGTGAATACCATGAGGGGCAGATTTACGTTTGCAGCATCGGAGATGTGAAGTATTTCGAGGAAGTGTAAATGAAAAAGATTGAATATATCAAGAAGCAAGACGCAATTGACGCTATTGTTGCAAGTAACCGCAACGTAGATGTTGATGGGTTGACTGCGATAATGAAAGTCTCGCCTGCCGTAGTTTTGTGCAAGGACTGCATTTTTTGGGAAAAAGGAACGAGGGGCGATGGTTTTTGCTTTAGCCGCTATGTGGTGTGCGGAAGCTTGACGCCGCGCAGAAACCCCACAGACTTTTGTAGCTACGGAGAGCGCAAAGAGCCAAATGTGTAATGGATAAATGGATTATACGCGACAAGTCCACAGAGGGAAAAGATTGGCCCAAATGGGCGATACGGATCGAGTGCCCCTACTGTGGCCTTGTGACGGGCAGCAAAAGCAATTACTGCCCACAATGCGGAAAGGAGTTGATACGGCGTGAACCAAGCTGACATCGACCGCCAAATCAAGGCGCTGGATGAGGCGAAACAAACCATATTGGCGCTTTGGGGGCGCTATCAGGCGAGGGATAAGCTTGTGGATGAACTGGAAAATGAAATCTATGAACTGAAATGCAGCAAAAGTGTTTAATTAGAATAACTACTTTAGAAAATCCGCGTTTTTGCACTATAAACATTGCAAAAAGTGTGGTACAATAGTTATGAGGACGTGCAGCCTTACAACACCTCCGTTTGTTTGTTTTAACTGCATTCATTTTTCATTCTCCCTCCTTTTTGTGGCCCGTCGTTGCACGGCGGCGGGCACACACGGCATTGTAGCTCAATGGTAGAGCATTCGGCTGTTAACCGAAGGGTTGTTGGTTCAAGTCCGGCCAATGCCGCCATAGCCCATTAGGGGCCTCTTTTCCTTTCACCGCTTACCCGCCAGCGGTATATGACGGGTATACGCCGGACTGCGCGAGCTACCCCACGATCAGGGGCGGGAGGTCGCGCCTCCCATCCGGCCACAGTGTGCCAACACATAGAAAACGGCTGGGCAATACGGAGCCTGTAGAGACAGAATCCGCGACGAAAAAAGCGGTGCGGCACTACCGTGGGCAAGTGGCTAGCGTCCCGCCCGAAAGTGTGCCAGAACATTGAAGCGGTAGGCGCTCCGCCATGCGTTTACCGTGGAGTTCCGAAGGGTTTTGTGCGTATTCCTCAAGGCGGATAGGTGAGAACTGAAAGAAAACGCACCATTGCAGCTTTATCCGTGTATTGAGCGGCTAAAAATAACACGGTTGCCAATAGACGTGCCGCCCGTCCGGCGTAAAAGGCGGCTTAACTTCAAAAAGGATGAAAACGTTGAATCGTTTTCGCCCGGAAGGGACTTTATCGGGGCTTATGCCCCGTACGCGGCATAGGTGCCCCGTAAGGGGAGACCACAGCGAGTGACGGGGACTTTCCCTGAAGCGCTAAAGCAGGGCAGGACTGCAATGCCGTACCAGTCACACAAGCGGGCGAGGAAGCGCGAGAAGTTAAGTGCACACAAGCTGTGGCCACAGCGGCGGACAGTTAATCCGCAAAAACAGTGTGCGGCTGATGAAAAGGCGCAGCGCGGTGTGATTGCGCTGGCAGACCGCTGTATGGGATGCGTCTCAAATAGTCTGCTTACTGCAAAGGATTTCGCCGTGGTGGATGCTATGTATGCTTGCGGGGCACATAGCTCACGGCGGGAACATATTAGGTGAGGCGAAAGCCGGGTACAGACGTGCCAATGACAAAGGACAGTGGTGGGAGGCCGGTGCGTCAGACAAAGGAGGCCACATGGAAGTAAAAAACAAGCGGCTGTCGGATATTATTCCGTATGCTGCAAATGCCAAGAAGCACGATAGACGGCAAATCAACAATGTGGCCGAAAGCATTAAACAGTACGGGTTCGTGCAGCCGATTGTAATTGACCGCGACGGCGTTATCGTAATCGGGCATTGCCGCGCTCTGGCAGCGCAGAAGCTAGGTATGGAAGAAGTACCGTGTGTCTGCGTGGACGATCTCACGCCGGAACAGGTGAACGCCCTGCGGCTGGTGGATAACAAGAGCAACGAGAGCGATTGGGACTTTGACCTGCTGGCTGATGAGCTGCCGGGGCTTGACTTGTCTGCTTTTGACTTTGATTGGGGTCTGCGGGATGAACTCGACACGTCAGTGGTAGAGGACAACTACGATCCCGTTTTACCGGCAGAGCCGAAGAGCAAACTGGGCGATGTGTACCAGCTCGGAGACCATCGCCTTATGTGCGGAGACAGCACGTATTTGACAGACGTACAAAAGCTTGCGGGGGGGGCACAAATGGATTTGTTGCTTACCGATCCGCCTTACAATGTGGACTATAAGGGCACCGCCGGTAAGATCAAAAACGACAACATGGAAGACACGGCATTTAGGCGGTTTTTGACGAATGCATTTTTTAACGCAGCAATGGTTATGAAGCCTGGCGCACCGTTTTATATTTGGCATGCTGATAGCGAGGGGTACAACTTTAGGGGCGCGTGCAAAGATGCGATGCTTCGCGTGCGCCAGTGCTTGATCTGGGTAAAAAATTCGCTTGTGATGGGAAGGCAAGACTTTCAGTGGAAACATGAGCCTTGCCTGTACGGTGAAAACGAAATTGAGGACGATGCTCACGAGCCGTGCCTTTACGGATGGAAAGACGGGCACAAGCACTATTTTTTCAAAAACAGGAAGCAGACCACGGTGCTCAATTTTGATAAGCCGGTTAAGTCTGCGGAGCACCCAACAATGAAGCCCATCAAACTGTTTGATTATCAGATGCAGTGTTCCAGCAAGCCGGGAGAAAATGTTCTTGACCTGTTTGCTGGTTCCGGCACCACCATTATGGCGGCAGAGCAGAACGGAAGACACGCATACTGCATGGAGTTTGACCCAAAGTATGCCGATGTAATTATTGATCGCTGGGAAAAGTTCACGGGCAAAAAGGCGGTGTTGATCAATGACGATTGAGGAAGCACAGGCCATAATGCAAAAAACAACCAGTCCCTACTTGAAGCGGGACATGGAGAAGTTTATCAAACGCCAGCGGAGAAAGGAGGGCGCGTATGGCAAGGCCAAGAAAGGAAATAGATCAGAAGCAGTTCGAGAACCTCTGCGGCCTGCAATGCACGCTTGAGGAAATCTGCGGCTGGTTTGACGTGACTGATAAAACACTGGATAGTTGGTGTAAACGCACTTATCATGCCAGTTTTTCCGAGGTATTTAAGCAAAAGCGCGGAGCGGGGAAAATTTCACTGCGCCGGAGTCAGTGGCGATTGGCTGAAAAGAACGCGAATATGGCCATTTGGCTTGGCAAGCAGTACCTTGACCAGAAGGATATTGTTGAGCAGAACATCAACACAGAAGGTGTCAAGGTGATAATTGATGCCTGACATCCGCCTGTCTGAAAAAATCGGCTCTGCGTTCTACGACGTGGCTCACGATGTGTTCCGCCACGGTCATACGCACTACGATTTCAGCGGTGGGCGCGGTTCTCTGAAATCCTCCACGGTGTCTGTACTCGTCCCCCTGCTGCTGATAAACAATCCGGGAACACACGCGCTGGTGCTGCGTAAGGTGGCAAACACGATCCGCGATAGCGTCTATGCGCAGTATATCTGGGCAATCGGTGAGCTGGGTATGGCGGCGTACTGGGAAGCCAAGGTTTCCCCGATGGAGCTGATTTATAAGCCGACGGGGCAGAAGATCATGTTTCGCGGAGCTGATGACCCCATGAAGATTAAGTCTATCAAAGTCCCGTTTGGCTATATCGCCGTGACTCACTTTGAAGAGAAAGACCAGTTTGCCGGACGTGCAGAAATCCGAAACATTTTGCAGTCGACCATGCGCGGCGGCTCGGTGTTTTGGAACTTTGAGAGCTATAACCCGCCGATCTCTCGCGACAACTGGGCAAACAAAGACAGTTTGGAGGAACGCGCTGACCGCCTGTGCCACAAGTCAACGTATCTGCAAGCGCCGCCTGAATGGCTGGGGCAGCAGTTTATTGATGAAGCGGAACACCTCAAGGCCACGGACGAGAGAGCGTACCAGCATGAGTATCTCGGCATTCCGGTCGGCACGGGCGGAAATGTGTTTGAAAATTTGGAGCTGCGAGAAATTACCGACGAAGAAGTTTCGCAGTTTGACCGCATTTATAACGGCGTTGACTGGGGGTATTTCCCCGACCCGTGGGCATTCAACCGTTGCTATTACGACGCTGCAAGACGCACGTTATACATTTTTGCGGAAATGACCGCAAACAAAAAGAGGAACAAAGAAACGGCTGATATGTTGCTTGATTATGGCCTGACCCGCGATGACCTCATCACAGCAGACGGCGCAGAGCCTAAGAGCGTTGCGGACTATCAAAAATTCGGCTTACGCTGCATTAGCGCAAGAAAAGGGCCGGGAAGTATTGATCGCTCTATGCAGTGGTTGCAGGGATTATCAAGCATTGTAATTGACCGCACGAGATGCCCCAAAACGGCAGAAGAATTTATTTCCTATGAGTACGAAAGGAACCGCGATGGAGAGATTATCAGCGGTTATCCTGACGCAAATAACCACCATATTGATGCGTGCCGATATGCGACGGAATCGATATGGAGAGTGCCCGGCCAAAAGGGCAAGAGCGAGTATACCCCCATTTGGAACAGATAGGACGGTGAGCGGCTATCAAAACATATAATGACCTTGTGGCGGTGGGTGAGGACGAAAAGGCGCGGATGGAATTTATCCGCAGAGCGATCAACGAGCACCGCGAATCCCATGCATATAAGACGGCGGCGGATGCGGAGGAATACTATAACGGCATGAATCCGACTATCAACCGCTATGAAAAAATCATCTACGATATGCAGGGGCGCAGCCACACGGATATGTGGACGGCAAACCATAAGCTGGCCAGCCGGTTCTTCGGTCTGGCGGTCGATCAGGAGATTTCCTATCTTCTGGGTAACGGTGTGACCTTTGCGGAGAAGGAAACGCCGAGCAAGCTATGCCCGGACTTCGACCAGGAAGTCATGAATGCGGCGCGCGAGGCGAAAATTGCGGGCGTATCCTTCGGTTTCTGGGATTTGACGCATTTGCGGGTGTTCTCCCTGCTTGAGTTTGTTCCCCTCTACGATGAGGAGGACGGCGCAATGAAATCTGGTATCCGGTTCTGGCAGGTGGCACAGGATAAGCCCCTGAGAGCGACGCTGTATGAGATGGACGGGTTCACCGAGTATTTCCAGCCAAAAAACAAGAGCATGGAAGTAATGCAGCCAAAGCGTAGCTATAAGCTGATCGAGCGCAAAGCGGAGGTTGGCGAAACCGAAATCTATGACGGCGGGAACTATCCGAGTTTCCCCATCGTGCCGCTGAAAAACAATAAGCGGTGTCTATCCGAGATCGCAGGAAAGCGCAACACCATTGACGCGCTGGATTTGGCGTCCTCTAACATGGTCAACAACGTGGACGAAGGGAATCTGATCTATTGGGTCTTGTCCAACTGCAACGGCATGGACGACCTTGACGACGCGAAATTTGTGGAGCGCTTGAAAACCACGCACGTTGCCCACGCCAACGGCGACGACGGCGCGAAGGTGGAGAGCAAGACCATCGAGGCCCCCTATGAGGGCACGAGCAGCACCATTGATATGCTGAAAAAGAAGCTCTATGAAGATTTCCAGTGCTTTGACGCTGCGGCGGTATCTGCGGGCAACCAGACGGCGACCGCGATCAAGGCCAGCTATGTGCCGCTGGATTTGAAAACGGATAAGTTTGAATCCGAGGTCACGCGATTTATTGTTGAGATTCTGCGCCTGGCAGGCATTGAGGATCAGCCGAGTTACACGCGTAATCAGATTATCAACAAGAGCGAGGAAACGCAAAATATTCTGCTGGGCGCGGCGTATTACGATGACGAATACATTACAAAGAAGCTGCTGACCATCAACGGCGACATTGACCAGTACGAGGACATGGCAAAGCGGAAGGCGGCAGAAGAGATTGACCGGAGTTTTGCTGAGCCGGATGCGCCGGAGGTGAACGGCGATGGCAACCAGTGATCTTGGCCACAAGCTGACCGACGCGGAGCTTGCGAAGCTGGAACGGCGCATTGGGAAGCTGTACCGCGAAGCGGGGGAAGAGCTGCAAGCTACCATCGACGCATATTTTGAGCAATTCAAAAAGCGCGACGAGGAAATGAAGGCGCTGATCGGCACCGTGCAGAACGGCAAGGAATGGACGGAGGCCGACTATAAGCAATGGCGGCTCAACCAGATCGGGCGTGGGGAACGCTATCAAGCCATGCGTGACAAGGTGGCGCACCGCATGACCGATGCAAACGCTGTGGCGGTGTCCTACACCAACGATGCTACGCCCGGTATCTATTCTCTGAACCGCAATTATGCGGCGTACACCATCGAGCAGGTCGCGGGCAATGTTGGCTTTGATCTATGGGACGAGCAGACGGTCAAACGGCTCATGGTAGAACAGCCGGATTTAATGCCATACTACCCGCCGAAACGCGCCTTAAAGCGCGGCATTGACCTTGCGTATGGCAAGACGCAGATCACGGCAAGCGTGACAAGTTCTATCTTGCAGGGCAAAAGCATCAAGCACATGGCGGACGACCTGCAAAAGCGCATTACCACCATGAGCCGAGACAGCGCAATTCGCACGGCTAGAACCGCCGTGACCGGCGCGCAGAACGCCGGACGCATGGACAGCTATGCGGCGGCGGAAAAGATGGGGATAAAGCTCAAAAAAGAATGGTTGGCTACGCTGGACGCGCGTACACGCCATTCTCATGCCATGCTTGACGGCGAACAAGTGGCGCAAGACAAGAAGTTTTCCAACGGTTGTCGCTTTCCCGGCGACCCACAAGGGCCGCCGTGGGAGATATATAACTGCCGCTGTACGCTGGTTGCGGCGGTGGATGGGGTAGATACATCAGACGGGCTGCGTAGGACACGCGACGGGCTTATATCTGACATGACATATGCGCAGTGGGAAGCATCGAAGCGGGGATACAGCGGCAGACAGTTATCCCCATATCACATGGGGAGCGAAAAATCTGAAAAGGATGTTACGAAGAAATACATAGATTCCGCCAAGCCCCGCATGGGTAAGGTGCGATACGAAAACGGATACCACATAAAAGGGCACAAGACCGAAATCGAAGTTGCAAACCAACTCAGAGATCAATTTGGCGGGAAGTTCGTGCTACTGAAAGAATCGCAGACGCCAGGTATAAAAATGCCAGACATGCTGTGGAAAGGGAAGCAATGGGAAATAAAGTCGATTTCCACAGAAAAAGCCGCAGATAGCGCTCTGCGCAAAGCGATAAAGCAGATACACGGGAACCAAGGCGGAGTGATTTTTGATGTTGCCGATGGGATTGATAAGCAAAAACTAATTGATGTATTGGATGCGAGAGCAACAAGAAGCAAATCGTTTAATGCAGATATAATTGCGCTACATAACGGGTCTGTCCTCTTTGCGCGGCGATATAAAAAATGAGGCAACCCCCCACCAGAACGGGCGGAGGATTACCTCGATAAAACGGAAACATGAGTTTCCTCATTGGTAGTATATGCAATTTCCGTAAAATAGTCAAGAGGGTTTTGAAAATGAGCGTTGAAATTCAGGACAACAGCAAAGAGGTTTCCGCTGAAATCAAGGCGGCGCTGCTGCGCGGGCTTGAAAAGTGCGGGCAGGTGGCAGAGGGATACGCGAAAAAGCTGTGCCCCGTCGACACCGGCAATCTGCGCAATAGCATCACCCATGTGGTAGACGAGCAGGAACCGGCGGCGATCATCGGGTCGAACAATTCTTACGCCGCGTACGTTGAGCTTGGCACCGGTATTTATGCCGAAGGCGGAGGCGGGCGGCCTACACCGTGGGTGTATCAGGACGCAAAGGGCAACTGGCATTACACACGAGGCAACAAGGCACAGCCGTTTCTGAAACCCGCTGCCGCCGATCATGCCGCACAGTATCGGGACATTTTGGAAAGCGAGTTGAAAAATGGATAACGAGACCATCAAGGCTATCGAGGCCATTATCCGACGCGGCAATGACGCAGAGATACGCCGAAAAGGCGACGGGTACATTGTCTTAGAGGTCAAGAAAACAATCAAATACAGCACTTCTGCGCAATAGGGCGCGGGAAAGGGCAATAGGAGCCAGCTTGTAAGGAACGCTTACAGGTTGGCTCTTTTTCTTTCGGTAAAACCCGCGAAGCATAGCGGTTTTTATACAACGTTCGCCCCCGAAGAATTGGGGCCGAGGAAAAGGAGAACGAATAACATGGCAAAATTTACGAGAGCGGAAATCAGAAATATTCTCGGCGACGCTTGCACCGAAGAGATCGAAAATCGCTTGGTTGCGCTGCATCTGGGCGTGGTCGACCCACTCAAGGACGATCTCACAAAGTATAAGGCGGACGCGGAGAAGCTACCCGGCGTCCAGAAGCAGTTGGACGACCTCAAGGCGACGGGTGACGGCGGTTACAAGGAGAAGTACGAGAAGGAACACTCGGCCTTTGAAGCCTTTAAGACCGACATCACGGCAAAGGAGAGCAAGGCGGCAAAGGAAAAGGCCGTGCGTGCTTACTTTGAGAGCAAAAACATCACCGGCGCGAATCTCGACCTTGCGATGCGCGGCTGCGGCGAAGAAATGGCCGCATTGGAGCTGGACGGCGATAAGATCAAGGATACTAAAAGCCTTGATGCACTCGTAGACGGCACCTACAAGGGGCTTGTCTCCACCACGCAGACAAAGGGTGCAAATCCCGCCAATCCCCCAGCGAACACCGGCGGCGCAAAGACCCGCGAGGACATCTACAAGAAGGACGACAAGGGCCGCTATGTAATGTCCACGTCAGAGCGCCAGCACGCGCTTGCTGAGTTGATGGCAAGCGAAGCAAATAACTGATTTTGAGAAAGGAGCTACTATGGCTGCTAAAAACAATGTGACCACTACCGGTCAGTTTTCTACCTCCGTCCGCGAGGTCGATTTTGTAACGCGATTCGCGGACAACTGGGACGCATTGCGCAACATTATGGGCATTATGCGCCCTATCCGCAAGGCACCCGGCACTAAGCTGGTGTCTTACAAAGCCAGCGTTGACGGTACGCTGCAGGGCGGCACTTCTGTTGCCGAGGGTGACGAGATTCCTTTTACCAAGATGAAGGTGGAGCCGGTCTCCTACGCTGATATCGAGGTCGCCAAGTACGCCAAGAGCGTAACACTGGAATCCGTTGCCAAGTACGGCGCTGACGTGGCCGTGGAAAAGACCGACGATGCTTTTCTGGTGGCTCTCCAGAATAAGATTCTGGGTGAGTTTTATACCTTCCTGGGCACCGGCACTCTGACGCTGAGCGAGACCACATGGCAGCGGGCGCTTGCTATGGCGAAGGGCAAGGTGCTGGACAAGTTTGCGGGTATGGACAAGGACGTTACCGAGATTGTTGGTTTTGCCAACATTCTGGACGCTTACGACTATCTGGGCGACAAAGAAGTTACCGTGCAGACCGTTTTCGGCCTGAACTACGTGGAGAACTTCCTTGGCTACCGCACCCTGTTCCTGCTGCCCGACAAGTACATTGCACAGGGCACGGTTATTGCGCTGCCTGTGGAGAACATCGACCTCTACTATGTTGACCCCGGTGACAGCGACTTCGCCAAGCTGGGCCTGAACTACACTGTTAAGGGAGAAACCAACCTGATCGGCGTCCATGTCGAGGGCGATTACTCCCGGGCTACCGGCGATATGTATGCCATCATGGGCATGAAGCTGTGGGCGGAGTATCTGGACGGTATTGCCGTGGCGACTGTCGGCGCACAGACGCTTGGCACGCTGACTGTGACTTCTGCCGCTGGCACCAGTTCCGGCAACACCAAGATCACCGTGTCTCCCGCAAAGGCCAACGCCGGTAACGTCTACAAGTACAAGGTCGGCTCTGCTGCCGAAACCGTGACCTACGGCCAGAACGTCAAGACGTGGACTGCTTGGGACGGCACGTCTGACATTACGGCGGCAAGCAACCAGAAAATCACCGTCGTGGAAGCCAGCTCCGACTACAAGGCGCTGAAGGCTGGTAACGCCACCGTGACGGCAGAGTAACAGGAGGGCGGCGTAATGCTTGAGCAAATCTTGCGGCACTTAAACAACTGGTTCCTTGTGGATATCCACAGGGGCGTGTTTACCGTGGAGAGAGGCGGCATTGCGCTGCCCTTTCTCCAGAATCGGCAGTTTTTCCGCATTTCTGGCTCCGTTTTTAATGATGGGCTGCATCAATACCCCGCCTATGATCTGTTAGATGAGACGTTTGACGGATCGATATGGGCACTGGCTGTACCGAACGCGGTAATTGAGTTGTCCGAAGAAATTGAGCAGTGGCAGCAGAAAAACGGAGACATCATTTCCAGTCCGTTTACCAGTGAATCTTTCGGCGGCTACAGCTACACCAAAGCAAGCGCTGGTTCGACAGGGACAAGCGCAGTAACCGGCTGGCAAGACGCTTTCCGGAGCCGGTTAAACAGCTGGCGAAAAATCAAGGGGGTGGAACCGTGAGTTTGCTGGACGATTTTGCCCACAAATGCGTTCTGATGGAAAAGACGCGAAGGCCGGACGGCGCAGGCGGCTACATCGTCGCATGGGCCGAGGGCGCGGAATTTCTGAATTATCGAGCGTTAGACACCTCTATGGAAGCTCGCAGGGCAGAAAAAGAGGGCGTTACAAGCGTGTATTCCGCGCTGGTTAACAAGGCTGTGCCCATCGAGTACGGCGATTATTTCCGCGACAAAACCACAGGAGACACATACCGCGTGACTTCTAATCCGGAGGAACGCTCTGCGCCAAAATCGGCAGGCCCGATGATTCAGGGCTTGAAGTTCTTCACAGTTGAGCGGAAGGAGCTGCCGCAATGACGAAAGACAAGGCTCTGCATGCGTGGTTTTTGCAGTTTTTGACGGCTTATCCCACCTCCAACGTACCGGAAGATGCAACGTTTCCGTGGCTGACCTATGAACTCATTACTGGCGCATTGGACAGCGGAGAAATCAGCCTGACTGTAAATCTGTGGTACTACACGGAGAGCGAAGCTATTCCAAATGATAAAGCACAAGAAATCAGCACTGCAATCGGTTACGGCGGCACGGTGATTCCGTGCGACGGAGGCTATATCTGGATCAAGCGCGGAACTCCGTGGTGCCAGAACATTGCGGACGAAACCGATAAAAACATTAAGCGGCGATATCTCAATATTACCGCTGAATACCTGACTGAAAATTGAAAGGGGTTTGCATATGAGCAAATTTACCGTAATTCCGCAGGACACTTTTGAAAGCTTGCAGCTTGACGCCGGTGTGCTGCTCAAGTCTTTTGACCCGTCCTCTGTGGTCGCGCCGAAAGACAGTGATATTATCTGCGCCACCACGGGCGGCATCAACGCATCTTGTACACCGACATACTCCGACATGGGTGAGGACGTGGATAATTGCCCCGCGAACTTGATGGAACTGAAGCATCTGGACGGGTGGGATTGCAAGATGAGCTTTACGTCTCTGGGTACATCTCCCGCCGGTATCAAACTGGCGCTGGGTGCGGCGGACATTGATACCACCAACACCAGCAAGATCGTCCCGCGCAGAAACCTGAAGCAGACCGACTTTTCTGACATTTGGTGGGTTGGCGACCGAGCTGACGGCGGCGTTGTTGCCATTCAGCTGAAAAACGCTCTGTCTACCGATGGATTTTCCATTCAGACGTCCAAAAACGGCAAGGGCCAGATTTCTGTCGGCCTGACCGGACATGTGTCTATCAACGCACAGGACACCATGCCAATGATTTTTTACAGCGTCGCACCTGAAACGGAGGGAACCTAATGAAGCTGTCTGAAATTCAGGGCGAACGCGTTTTTGACGTAATCGCCGACATTATTGACCCTATTGCCAATATCGCCACCAGTGAAAGCGCTTCCACGCTTTTCAAACGCGAAAAGTGCCCGGATGGAATGACCGCCAAAGCCTTTATGGCGCAGCGTATCAGGAAAGCGCTTCCAACACTTTTGAGGGAGCACAAGGCTGATATTATTACGATTCTGTCCGCTATCGAGGGTATAAGTGCCGAAGACTATAAAAAATCGCTGAATCTCGCCAAATTGATGCAGGACACCGTCGAGCTTTTGACGGACGAGGCATTTTCAGAGCTTTTTGTTTCGGCGCAGAGCGAGACTTCCTCTGGCTCTGCGCAGGAGAGTACAGGGGAATCAAAAAATTAAAGCCGTTTTTGCAGTATTGTCTTGCAAAATATAAAGATCGGCAAGACAGGCTTGTTTATCGCGTCTACGTGACCGACGCACTGCGCATTATTGCGGAAAATACGGCTAAAAACGTGGGAGGCTCTTATTTGCAAGCACGGTATGCGGATTTTGCTGTGCCGCAAAAGGAAGAAACGCGCACCAGTGATGAAGTTATCGCGCATATGAAATCTGTGATTGGCAGTTTGGAGGTGGTTGAATGAACTTACTTGACCTTTTTGTAAAGATTGGCGTTGACGATCAGGCAAGTGAAGGAGTTGAAACGCTTTCCGGTAAGCTCAAGAGCGGACTGAAAACTGCTGCCAAAATCGGAATGGCCGCTGTGACGGCAGCCACCGGCGCGGTCGTCGCTCTCACAAAGCAGGCGGTTGAAAGCTACGGCGAGTATGAGCAGTTGGTAGGCGGCGCAGAGCTTATGTTTGGCGATGCGTATGATTTTATCGCTGAAAAGGCTGAAAGCGCGTACAGCACCGTGCAAATGAGCATGAATGACTATTTGCAGCAGGTCAACGGGTTCGCGACCGGGCTGAAAACAGCGCTTGGCGGAGATGAAAAAGCGGCGGCAGAATTGGCAGACCGTATTATTACGGCAGAGGCCGATGTTGTTGCCGCAACAGGCAATACGCAAGAAGCCGTACAAAACGCATTTAACGGCATTATGAAATCCAACTATACCATGCTTGACAATTTGCAGCTTGGTATTACGCCCACAAAGGAAGGATTTCAGGAAGTCATCGACAAGGTAAACGAGTGGAATGCCGCAAACGGGAAAGCTACCTCCTACCAAATTGACAATCTTGCTGACGCTCAAAATGCGCTGGTTGATTACATCGAAATGCAGGGCCTCGCGGGGTATGCCGCGAATGAGGCGGCTGGCACCATTCAAGGCAGCGTTGCGTCAATGAAATCGGCATGGCAAAACCTTGTTCTGGCTTTTGCGGATGACCAGGCGGATTTTGACGCCCGCATGAATGCATTTGTCGATAGTGCTGTTAATGCAGGCCACAACCTCATTCCTCGAATTGAAACAACAATTCAAGGCATCGGAAAGTTTATTTCTTCGGCATCTGAAAAAATCGTCCCAACTGTAGTGCAGACAATCTCCGACAACCTCCCGCTTATTTTAACCGCTGGCGTGGACATGGTTTTTGCTCTTATTGATGGGATCATGAATAGCTTAGACGGGCTCATAAGTTGCGCATTTTCCATTATTAGTACGGTTGCTGATAAAATCGCTGAAAACACTCCAGAGTTGGTTGCGGGCGGCGTCGCGATGATTACCGCCTTGATAAGCGGCCTTGTGGAAAACCTCCCACTTCTTTTAAAGGCCGCTTTGCAAATCGTCATGGGGCTGGCGCAAGGGCTGCTGAGTGCTCTGCCGACACTAATTGCGGCTTTGCCCGAAATCACTACGGGTTTAGTCACAGGCCTGCTTCAGTTCGTCCCGCAGATTATTCAAGCAGGAATCACGCTGCTCACGTCCCTTGTGGGGGCGCTACCGGAAATTATCACCGCGATTGTTGAGGCTCTGCCGCATATCATTGATGGCGTCGTTTCGGCGTTAATGGAGTCTATTCCACAGATCATTCAGGCTGGAATTGACCTTTTTGTAGCTTTGATTCAGGCTTTGCCCGAAATCATCACGACGATCATAGCCGCCATCCCGCAGATTATCGGCGGCATCATTGACGCCGTTGTTGGTAACATCGATAAGATTATTTTGGCGGGTGTGCAGCTGTTTGTGGCGCTCATCGAAAATCTACCCACCATCATTGTGGAAATCGTTAAAGCCGTGCCTAAAATTATTACAGGAATTGTCGAAGCGTTTGACGGCCTAATGAGCCAAATCGTTGATGTTGGCGCAAACTTGCTGAAAGGTATCTGGAACGGCATTAGCGATACCGTTGGATGGCTGAAAGACAAGGTTTCTGGTGTTGTTAACAAGATTAAGAGTTGGTTTACCGGCAAGGATGGTTTTGACGAACATAGCCCCTCTAAGTGGTCGAACAACGTGTTCCGCCGCGTGATGGAGGGCGCGGCCAACGGCCTTGACAGCGGACTTCCGGCGCTGATGCGCAAAGTCGACGGTGTAACAGGTCAGGTCAAAGACGCTATGGCTTTTGATATCGCGGATATGGGCGTTAATGTCAGCGGATATGGCATGTCCGGATTTCAGCCTGCTTACGCTGGCGCAGCTGCACAGCGGCCTATTACCATTCCCATTACGCTGGAGCTGGACGGCACAACGCTGGCCAGACGGACGTATCTCTACAATCAGGCGGAAACTGACCGTCGCGGAAAATCGTTTGTGAGGTGACCGATGGCAAAAACGATCACGATTAACGGCGTTGATTTCACGCCGTATTTCACGCCGACCGGCTTTTCCTGCTCTTATGAAAAGATCGACGGCGGAAACGGCGGCACGATGAAAAACGGGGATGCCCTTGAGGACATTGTCGCGGTAAAAGCGCGTGGGACTGCGGTGTGCATGCCACTGACAGATGACCAGCAGTCCGCGCTTTTGTCCGCGCTTTACGATGAGCAGCCTGTTTTTCTACGCTATTTTGACCCAAGAACCGGAGAATACCGCGCAATAAACGCTTATGTGACTACGGAAAGCGTAGTGTATCGCGGCAAGGGCGCAACCGGCGTAGAATACTGGACGGGGCTTGCCGTTTCGTTTTCTGAGGTGTAACGAATGAACAGAATCACAACGCTGACTGACGATTATACGGATGGTAATATTGAATCTGTAGGCGCTTTGATGGTGGAATCCATGACAGGCGCTGAGCTGGGATACGACACGTTCAATGCTCAAATTGATCCGACATCCAAAGTCCCGACCATTATTAAGCCCTCTGACGCGGACGGCATTATGTCCAGCGACCAGCTGATACTTGGGTGCAGGCCGTATTTCTCCGCGCTGACCTCCGACCCTGCGCAATATAAATATGGCCGGACGGTGCTGTATTACCACGACAACGCGCTGATCGGCAAGTTTTACATGCAGAAGTGTATCCGCGTGAAAAAGCACCTGTATAGTATTTCTTGTGTGTCTGCCGTCGGAATGCTGGGAAAATCAAAGCATTACGGCGGGCTGTATTACACGGGCAACGATACGCTATCAAGCGTTGTGGCGGACATTATTGGCGGCCTTGTCCCCTATACGATGGACGAAACCATTGCAAACCAAAAAGTGTATGGCTGGCTCCCTGTGGCAACCCGGCGCGAAAATCTCCATCAGGCGCTTTTCGCGCTGGGCGCTACGGTAAAAAAGGACGCGTCCGGCGATATGTTCATTACGGTGCTGAGTTCCGACACGACGACGGAAATACCGGACAGTCGGATATACACCGGTGGTTCGGTGGAGTATCCAGACGGCGTGACAAAGGTCTCCGTGTTGGAACACGCTTACTTGAACAAGGGTTCTAGCGACGAGCAAACAACGCTGTTTGAGGGTTCTGTTATCCTTCCGGATAATCCGTTTATCTCCCCGAAAGGCGTGTCTTTATTGGGCATGCTGGTGGAGTTCTCCGAGCCGATGCATGATTTGAGCGTTGACAACGGGGCTATTTTGGAGAGCGGCATCAACTACGCTATCGTATCGGCTACCGGCAGCGCCACCTTAACCGGCCACAAGTACACGCACACAACTGTTGAGCGGTTTAAGGGCGACGTAAACGCGGACGAGGACAACACAGTAACTGTTACAGACGCGACGCTTGTCTCAAGAGCCAACAGTAGCAACGTTGTTGAGCGGCTCTACTCCTATTACACCAGCGCTAAAACCGTAAAAATCGACCTTGTGTCGCGGGGCGAGCGTGCCGGTGACGCGGTGAGTTTTACCGACCCTTACGGGGACGCCACATCCGGGCTCATCAGCGAATTGACGCTTACAGGCTCGCACGTGCTGAAGGGCGGCGCGACGATCATCGCGGACTACGCGCCCACATGGGGCAACGACTACACCGATGTTATCGTTGTTACATCCTCGCAGACGGTCACGCTGCCGGAGGGCGCGACAAAGTGCCGCGCGGTTCTGATCGGCGGAGGCCACGGTGGCTCGGTAGGCGGAACTGGCGGCAACGGAGAAAAGGCCGCTTCCGGCGGCTATAAGAAAGGCGGCGCTGGTGGACTTCCCGGCGAGGCTGGGTCTGGTGGCCGTGTGCTGGAACCAATTATCGGCGAGAACTGCGGCGGCATGTCGTTTGTTTGCGTAATCGGCAGCGGCGGCGTTGGCGGCACACAAAGCAACCCACAAGGCAGCGCGGGAACAGCATCCACGATGGCTTACAGCAAGGACGGAGATCCTATTGTTCTCACTTCTGACGATGGCGCACCGTCGTATTCCGGTTTCCAGGACTTTTTGTCACCGGCAAGCGTATATGGCGCGCCGGGCAACTCTGGCAGCCCGGGCGCAAAGGGCGGCGGCTCTGACGGGGCGGCTGGCGAAATCGTTTATAATAACGTGACGTACACCGGCGGCGCTAAAAAAGGCGATACGTCAACGGAGATCGGCGGAAGCGACAGCGGTACATTGGTGAGCGGAAGCCGGTGGACAAGCTATACACCCGCGATATACCTTACGGTCACTTACGAGGCGTCCGGAAATTCCGTTACTTTTAACGCAACGGTCAGCAAGCCAAGCAGTTATTACGAGTATACGATCTACATAAAGATCACGCTGGGCGGCAGCTCAAGGACGATATCGCTACAGGGCGATAAGTCGTCAGGTTGGACGTCAATGAGTGGGTCATGCACCATCAGCGGAAGCGGCTCATGCTCCGTTGTGATGTGGGCATCGGGCGGAGACAGAACGTCCCAAACAACGATGTACAGCGGCTATGTTGACGCGTCTGAGCCTTACACGCGGACATACCACTACGGATACGGAAGCGGCGCGGTCGTCGCGGCGAACGGAGAATCCACGGTAGGCAAGGCCGGCACAAAGGCGCTCGCTGGCGCTGCTGGTGTAAACGCGACCGTCGCGGGAACCGACGCGACAGTACGCGGTTGCGGCGGCAATGGCGGCAATGGCGGTTCTGGCGGAGGCGCGGGCGGTTATTACCAAGACAGCGACGGAAGCAGCACAAGGTATTATGATGGCGGCGTTGGCGGGCTTGGTTCCGACGGCGGCGATGGAGCGGACGGCATCATTTTGATCTATTACGGAACGGAGGCGGAAAATGTCTCAGATTAACATTGGCGGGACAACGTTAAGCTTTAAGGATTCCTCGTTTACCGGCGACCAGTGGGAGAGCGTGGCGAGTTGGGTACTCAACGGCGGCGCTGAAACCACCGAAGCTTACGCGAAGGAGGCCAAGTCTTACGCGGTGGGTGGCACCGGGCTGCGCACCGACGAGGATACCGACAACGCAAAATACTACAAGGAACAATCGGCAGCCGCCGCGACCAAAGCGGAAACTGCCAGCAACCACCCCCCGCGCATTGGAAGCAACGGCAACTGGGAAGTGTGGGATTTTGACACTGAGAAATATGTACAAACAGAATACCCGTCAAAAGGCAGCGTGTCAACCGTTCTTGGCCTTTATCCAACCATCGGTGCGCTTGAGGCAGCACATCCGGAAGGATCTGCCGGTAGCGCGTGGCTTGTTGGCAGCGCATCTGATAACGTTGTCTACCAATGGGACGTTGACAAATCCGCATGGGTAAACGTGGGAAAGCTGGCGGGCCCTCAGGGCGCGCCAGGCGAAGATGGAAAACCTGGCCCACAAGGCCCCAAGGGCGACAACGGCAAAAGTGCATACCAATACGCCCAGGAGAGCGGCTATTCCGGTACTGAGACGGATTTCTGTGACGATCTTGCCGACGTAAGCACAAAACAGTCCAAGATCACGGCCAGAGGCATCCTCAAGGGCGACGGGTCGGGCGGCGTGAGCAAAGCGACAAGCAACGTGGACTACGCCCCGCCATCCGTGTCCGCTGCCGCCACGCTGACGGCGGCGGGGTGGAGCA